TAGTCTTGGGTCTTTTTCCTTTGGCACTGTTAGAGTCCTCCTTCTGGCGCAGGTCCGACATTTGGCCCTCTAGGTCCACGAGTTTGGCCTCTAGCTTCTCCAATTTGTTGAACTGGTCTTGGAACGCTTGGTTGATTTGGCTGAGAAACTGGTTCATTTCTGTTTGTGTCATTAGCACCGGAAGTTGCTCCTCTTTTTTCTTGATTATTCATAGACTTTTCTTTGAGAGCTACTTCAGCAATCTTAAGACGTTTTTCAAACTCTTTGTCGTCTGCGTCTCCTTCTTTAATATTTCTGGTGATTGCTTCAATTTTCTCAATCTGCAGTTCTTCAGGAGCAAGCTGTGTTTCTATGTTGTACTTAGCTGCCCTAGCTTGAGATTCAGCCGCCTGACCTTGCAACGCCTGAGTTTGACTCTTCTGGAACTCAAGCTGCGCCTGTTGAGCCATCTGAGCCATCTGCTGTGCTTGAGGATCTGGTTGAGACGCCTGTTGCATAGATGCGATCAACTCATCACGGTTACTCAGGTTCATGTTGTCTATGATGCTCTGGATCAACACAGGGTAAATTGGGCTGTCTTGCTTCATCGTTTGCAAGAGTTGCACCAACTGTGTTACCTCGTACTCTCTAGCAATAATGCCTAGAGTAGACGTAGCGTTGAACTTGTAGTCAGCTACCGGATAGTTCTCAGGGTCAAACTGCATGTACCTGTGTGCAGCTTTAGATACAAAAGGTAACAGAAAAGACTGCTGGAAGTTAATCAGGGTGCGCTTATGACGTTTAATAATAGCACCAAGAGACATACTAATGCCAGCGGCAGTAGCTTCGCCATTAACAGCGCCAGAAACTCCTGCTGAATCAACTGCTCCTGTAGCTTGCTGAACCATTCCTTGCAACGCTTGTGCTTGTGCGAAAGTAATTTGACCAACTTGTCCAAAGTTAAACGGCTGTAAGACTTCACGCGGATCTCCGTTAGTTAGAATCATTTTGCCCGGACGTACTTCAGGTTTAGCTCCACGAGGTAGCCTAGTAGCATCAATAGCGAGCATTGGGTGTATCGTGAGGTTCAAGGCGTCAATACGTGCGCGTAACTCTGTGTCTAGCGCTTTCTGGCTGTTGTAGCCCTTTTCGCATACACCCCGTCCCCAGAATCTTCCGGGAACTACGTCCCAAGGGAAAGCCACCACAGGCCTATCACCCATCATGTACGGATTAGCTTCAGCCTTTAGCAGTGTACCACCGTTAGCAATAACAACGATAGCCTCAACGTACATAGACTCTGACTCTACTTCTACGTCTTCTGCCTCAAGCATCTCACGAGGTACTAGACCGTAGTACTTAGTTAGTCGTACCTTGTCGTCGTTGTAGATCGTAAGGTCTTGGTCAGGCTCTAGGTCTGTGTCAGGAGCCGCAGATTCAATGTAGGCGTCTTTGTACACGCCTTGCTCCTGTAGCATTTCTATGCTGTGCTTAGACACAAACTCATCAATAGCTACGCCCATAGCGTCTTCTACAGTCGTTGCTACGGGGTCTATGAGGAAGTTTTGAGGCAACACAGGCTTCAGCTTAACTACCACTCTGTCAGTAATGTTAACGCCTACAGCCTGCAACTGTCCGTCCATGATAGGCTGAGTAGCAGGAGCCATCTCCTTGATCTCCTCAAGGACTACCTCACCCATCCCTGTGCCAAACACAGCGGAGTTAATCAAGCACTCTGCAACAGCCTTACGTACCTTACACTTCTCAAAGTCTTCTGTTAGCTTGTTACGTAGGTACTGTACGTCTTGTCGGTCTTTGTCGTTAGTGTCATCAGCAATGTCAAACCACTTACCTCTGCCAAACGTAGCTTCCTCTAGTTCTGCTACGTTAGACTCTACGGCCTGTTGCAACGCAGGAGATATAATCCTAGAACGCTCTGATCCTCTCTGGGAATCAGCAGGATCCCACTGTCCTCTCCAGAGTCTGTAGTACTCCTCAAACTTTGCTTCGTAGTTTGACTCGTAGTGGTCACGCCAGTTTTCACACTTGGTCATCACCCACTCTTCCAGAGACTCTTCAATCATCAGAGGATCTGGGCTATAGATATCTTCTGCCATAGTACTTTCCTTAAAGTATTGCTACGCTGTAACCAAGTGTAAAAAACACTACGGCAGAAATAGCGTAGATGCCATAGGTGTTAAACGGTCTAAAAACTCTGTGATTCACTTTAGTATCCTGCTACTACGTCTAGTAGTTCGTGGTCGTCTATTTCAAAATCGTAGTGGTACGCTACTTGTGCTAACTGATCTACGTAAGCCAAGGCGTCAATCAAGTCATCGTGGGTAAGCGGATCTGGAAACTGGAACAGTTGGTCCAAGAATCTAGAGTTCCACTCGCCTTTACTCAGTGTTACGTATCCGTTCTCAAAGCGTCCCTGCAGCGCCCACATCACTCTGTCAGTCTTTTTCTTGTTACCGTGGGTTAGCTCCTCGACTCTGAAGAACGTGCCGTAGCGCTTCTGTAAGTCCATCAGAGGAGACATTACGGCCTGCTTTGCGATTCCTCGTTCAATACCAACGCTGATAGGACGGTAATCTCTGACCGCCTGAAATATCTTGGTGGCAGTCTCGTCAAGGCTCCACCGCCCATATATAATGTTATCAACGTACCAACCATCAGGACTAACTTTAACAACAGCGATTGCGGTTTCATCTAGTTTAGCGTTCTTCGTCCGTTTCTTGTTTACTTCCTCAAAGCCAGCGAGGTCAACAGCTATATAGTAATCTCCAACCTCTGGCTCTTCTCCGAACTGTACCCAATCTTCTCTGAACATCTCTGAGCCTCTGGCTTCAAACGAGGCCATAAACTCTTGTCTAAAGGCATAACTCGACATTGATTTCTTCGCCATGTCGATTTCAGATGGGTCCAACAACGGGTTGTCGTAGCTGGTGAAATGCCAGCCCCGGTAAGTCTCATCGTCACCTAACTCCGCGTACTTGTACAACTCGTAGAAGTGATTACGTCCCATAGGCGTACCTATGAACATTGCAGAACCCTTTTGGTCTGCTAGTGCTGGACGGAGTATCTGTTCCCATACGTCAGGCTTCATGTCTGCGTACTCGTCCATCACGAGAAACTTCAAGGACACACCACGCATTGTCTCTGGCCTATCGGCTCCCTTGAGACTAATCATGGCCCCGTTGACCAGCTTGATCTGCAGGTTGTTTATGTGCGAACCTGAGATAACAGGGTGTCCTAGCTCTAGCAGGGTTTGCCACATGATGTCTCTTGCTTGGCCCTGCGTAGGCGCAACGTAAAAAACTTGACCTCTGTCGGTCTGTAGTGCATTAATGATTAACATCCAAGCAGCAAGACGGGACTTCCCTGTTCTCCGTCCTGCGGCTACTACCTTGAACCTAGTAGGATCAGAGTAGACTTCCTGCTGCCACGGCAACAGTTGTACGTTTAAGTCTGTCACTTGTTTTAGTTACAAACTCCAGCGTCTTCTGAGTTATCAAACGTATCGTCACCACAACCGTACTTACCGTCGTTGTCAGTGTCACAAAAACGCTGCCACGTAATCATGTCAAAGGTTAAACCCTCAGACCACGGCACGTAAGTCTTACACCACTGATGTGATCCTACAGCAAAGGGATCTTGTGGTTGTTCTACGTAGTCACGCTTAGTCCACGGCTTCTGTACACGAAAGAACGTGTCTTTGTTTTTCATCAGTTGTCTCTTGAACAGAGAACTACTGGGTGTGCTAATGTAGATCTCTTGGTTCTCTGACAAAGTGTACGTAGATCCGTCGTCGTAGTTAATAACAGTTTCTGCTGTGGCTCCAATAGAAACCAGTGACATGAGGAATACTGCTGCAAAACCTAGTACCATTTCGTTTACTTTGTTAATCATTGTGTAAGTTCTCCTACGCTGTTTAGGGCTTCTCTAAAGTCTTTTGAACCGCCAAAGTGGTAAAATATCTGAGGAATACTCCTCTTGCCTGTCAGTTGTTCTACTAAGTCCCAACCGGCTTGACCCGGAGGTATGTGTACGTACTTGTAGTCTAAGTTGTTCTCCTTAGCAATTTTGGTTGCTCTTTTGCAAGCAGGACACCAATCAGCACCAACTATAGTAATCACGTTAGTTTCCGTTAAAGTTTACAAATGTAGCTGGAGCTTCTAACAGATCAAAAGTAACTACTACTTCGACGTTACCTGCTGATCCTGCTGCTGCTTTGATAACGTCACCCTGCTGTAAAACAAACGTAGCGTTACCATCAATCAACAAGTACTCTTTAGATGACACGTTAGTGCCGTTGAGGACGTACACATCAGGGTCTGGAGTCTTGTCAACAAACAAAGTAATGTCGTTTGTAGAGTTGTGTAGGTTACTTATGAACGCCATTGTCCAGTGAGCTACAAACCCACTAGGTATCGTCACAATAGTTTGTGTCGAGGTGTCTGTTAGGTTTACGTTCTTAGTGTATAGCATGACTAGCGTTCCTTAGAGGCCCTAGTAAACCCAGATTACAGGGACAGTTCCCCGTGTATCTACGTGAATAAAGTCACCAGCGACCCCTATGCCAGTAAATCCCATAGATAGAGCTTCTCTTATTAACGTGTACCGATGTGCAGCGTTAGTTGTTTTTATGTCTGCTGCTATGCCTTGCGCGTGGGTTCCCGGTACGTCTTTTTTAGCTTCTATGGGGTGGCTAGGGCTTCTGTAGCCGCTGGTGATAACAAAAGGGAAACCGCAGTTGTCCCTGAGTTGGTCTAACTTTAGTAAAAACTCGTCCTCCATACGGTTCTCACCAGTATGTTGACAGTTAAACTCTTCTTTAGTGAAGTATTTCAAGAATCTTCCTCTTGACACTCTTGACAACCGCAGTCACAACCACAGATCCTACTCTTGAGAGTACTCACCCTCAATTGTGCTTCCGTCTTCAGTGCTTCCAAGAATTTCTGTGCTTCCGACACCAGTGATGTTAATCTGTATTGCACTTCTTCCATTGTCTTTTACCACCTCTTTTTCAAATGCACCTACTGGGAGTATCCTGTCCATCACTAGCTTCCACGCTGCTGCCTGATTCTTGTGATCGTGGTCTAAAGCAGCCTCAAAGATAGTCTCTAGTACCTTAACGGACTTAGGACTAGCTAACATCCTAGCCTTGTACTCATTAATTATAGTAGCATCACCCTTAGGTCTGCCTACTTTACCTCTAGACCCTGCAGTTTTAGCCTTGATTTCCTTTTGCTTAGGCCTACCTCTGGGTCTCTTTTTAATATTAATCTCTTTTCTAGCTGCTGCTTGGGCTTCTAGGGTGTTTTCTTTGGTTTCTAGGGTGTCACCTGACGACATTCTCCTGTATCCTTGTGTTTAACGCTAGTTCGCATGAGTCCCCTGCTTAGGTTGCAACAGATGAGGGGATCTATACGAACTATACAACACTCAATCTTTAGTCCCGCACCTGCTTCACTAAATACATCCTAATATCTACCTTATATTATACCATACTTTTACTCAAAAGTCAAGCTTTATTTTATGTAAATAGTACACAAGGTAACTAGAGGCGCACCTATTTAGTGCATTTGTGTCAACACAGGGTAAACACGAGGTAAAACAGGGCGCTAGGTAGGGCATAAGTAACATGAATAGTCCCTATTTTTCTAAATTCACCTTCTGGTGTACAGAGGTTGGTACAACAATAATTAACACAAGTCAATCCCCTCCCCCGGTGCCAACACGAGGCCCACCCCAAGTTATCCACAGGTTACACACAGGCGCAGAGTTATCCACAGGGCTGACATAAGTTATCCACAGGCTCCAGAGTTGGCACGGATCTTGCTATAGCACAACTCATGCCAACACGAGAGGCCACCAATGTTGGCACAGATATTGCATAGGCAAAACTCATGCCAACATCTGGGGATGTAACATGTGAATATTTACGTAGACACGAGTGTGTGAACTAGTGTAGGAACCTATGGCACATCGCAAGCATACAACAGGCTATGCAGTCAACAGTTAAACAATGGTAATATTACCGCTTGTATTCTGTCTCTGGATACATCATAGTACACACATGGCGACGGGGAACACATGCCACCCCATAGGAGCACAGCACATGTATACATTACAGTATAGAATCAGGAAGGATAACGGACGACTCACACAATGGTTTAATGAGTCACGCCACGAATTGCGAGAGGATGCCAAAAAATCATTAGGCGAGCACGTAGGCAGATTTTTGTCATTTAACTGCCGCGTCGTACGCGACGATGGTCAGGTAGTGGGCGAATACAAGTACAAGCGGGGGTAAACATTATGCAAACAGTAGCGGAATACAAGTTTAAATAGGACTTGCGTTTAACAATGGGCATCTGCTAAGGTGCCCATGATTAAACACAAACCAAACGAGGGTTAAAACATGAAACTACGACAGATAGCAAGCAACATGACAGAAGTCACCACAGAAAAAGGACAGATATTGTTCTCATACGAAACACCCGTAGCGGCATTGTTAGCAGATGACGACAACGGCGACACAGTGGTCAGGACTAGCCACAAGTGGAGTCAAACCACAAGCCGACATATAAACAAGTGGTTGGACGGTTTAACAGCAGAAGAGCGCCCACAAGCATTCTTTGATAACTTAGTATAGGGGGATAAACCATGATAGTGTTTACAGGGGATTGGGTAAAAGTAACGGGTATGTGGAAACAGGTTGTTAAAATTGACTACGGGCGTGATCTATTTGCTGTCTTAGATAGCGACGGGGCGTTTCAATGGTGGGGCATAGAAGTACCTATGGTTTTTGATGACCATATCAGCAATACTCAAATGCAACACAATTTAGCGGAGGCGGGACTATGAAAGACTACAGCGTTAATTGGGATCCATCCGGAGTGTACCCAGAGATCACACGGGAGTACCTAGGTATCCTGCCGGAGTTTTTTATCCACGCCACACAGGAAGGTGACACACTAGAACAGGTGACACAGGCGATGGATAGTATCTATCAGTACGGTGGCTTTCAGTACCCTTTTGGTGGTACAGTAGCAGACTGTGGCGCGTACAAGTCCCCGGATGATCCAGACTTGCAACCGTACGCCACCATAAGCTACCTTGACAGATTCACCATGTACTGCTACCCTTACGCTATCACAGCTATACGTGATAACGACACTGGCGAGACAAAGATCGGGAGGTTTGACTAATGGTAATATGTTACAAAACAGATGATGCGTTTTACGCTGGCATTTATAGGCTAGTGGCAATGGGGTTAACATTTGAGGCAGACGATCAAGACCTGAGTATCAGGCTAACAGGAGGGTATTAAAATGGATCACAACACATTCGACAAGGGTTATCCAGCGTTCGCCCTGTACTACAGAAGCGACAACAACGGCAAATGGTACGAGGAGGGAGTGTTTACCGACGAGTGGGCCGCTAGAGATTGTATGGTAGAGCACATTCGGTTACACTCTGATTTAGATTGTGTAGTGGTGCGTCTCAGTGTTATGAGTGAATACAGGGGATACAATAACCCTGTAGATATGGAGGGTTGACACGTGGAAGCTGACGTACTATGGTTGTGGGGTTTCGGTTGCTTAGTGGTGACCGCATGGTTAATCTTTTCAGAGGAATACGAGGAGCGCTAGACATGAGCGAGAACGACGTACTAAACGACTACAGCCACTGGCACGACCGTACAGGGCCGTACGAGACTCTGAAGGAACTAGAGTACACCCACATCTGCGACGGTTGCCACGAGATTGTCGATAGTGTAGACACTGACACGGGACTATGCGACAATTGCACGTACGAGGACCAGATGAACAAGTTTTACAAGTATTCACCGGATGAATGGGGTACAGAGTTATGAAAACTTATGCAAAAGATAAAAAAGTTATTGAGTTTGTGTTGAGCGATTTACTTAGTGTGGCAAGTTTTCAAGAGGGAGAGAAAATAGAATCATGCGACAGGTACCGACTAGAGGAAATCGTAGAGTTTTTGGCGATCTATGCCCACGTTAAACCAGAGAACGTTGAAGGTTGGCAAAAGATTGAATATTTACCCCACGAGTTCTGTTGCACTAAGCATAAAAGGGTAAAAAAGTGAACATATTCTACCTAGACCGTGACCCACACGAGGCCGCTAGGCTACAGTGTGATCGTCACGTAGTTAAGATGATACTAGAGACAGCACAGCTACTCAGTACAGCACACAACGAGTTAGACGGTGGGCAGTTGGCGTACAAAAGTACCCACAAAAATCACCCTAGTGCTGTTTGGGTACGCTCTAGTGCTAACGCATACGTATGGGCATGGCACCACCTGAGAGCCCTTGGGAGAGAGTACGAGCGACGTTATCAAAAGGTACACAAGACCATTGCTAATCACTTAGAAACCCTCTGTGGGCTTCCTATGGCCCTTGAGAGCGATGTGACACCCTTTGTAGACCCACCCCAGTGTATGCCAGACGAGTGCAAGAGGCTTGACGCTGTACAGGGCTATCAGGTATACTACAACTACAAGGCAGACGATTGGGACACAC